TTACATAATTTTGAGCCATTCTTATCTCCTACCTGCTGGCATATAGTCTACATACAGACCATTAATTGAGTACGGTGCCTTTTGATCTTCGCTAAATATTTTAAAACTACAAGTATTTCCTGTTCCTTCTACAGTTTGTCTGGCCATTGGATCGTTACTTGCTCCAAAAACAGCTGCTCCAAAAGTCACTTGTCCAAATAAAGCTGGTAAAGGAAGAGATGATAAAATATAGTCAGAAGGCTGTGGAATACTAAAATCATCGTAATCGTATCTTACTCTTAACGTAGGCTGTATATTTCCTTCTGGGCTTAATGAAAGTCTAACGTATTTTAAAGTTTTTCGTGTTCCTATGTCTCCAAAATCAAAATCCGGAGTTTTGTAAATAGCTCTTATATTTGATGCCACACCTTGAGGAGTAAAATAATCTCCATCATCATGAACATAAATATATCCGTCTTTGTCCCCATGATAATATTTTTCTATACCTACCTCATTAAAACCAGAACCTAAGCCAAAAGCTTGAATGCCTAGTGTTTCTGACCATTCATATCCATTAACTGTTAAAGATCCTATAATTCCTTTTGCTTCTGTAGACTCTCCTGTAGGTAGACTATAAAATAATCTATACTGAGATTTATTTCTAATAACTGCGCTTGATATTTCATAAGAAGAAATAGAACGAGTTATGTTTTGAATAACATCTTGAATCTGTCTAGATACTGAGCTAAGTTCTACGTCTCCGATTCTTACCGTACCTGCGATTGTTCTGATGCCATCAGGAGCTAAAAATAATAAATCTCCTCCAGCCTCTTGAATAGAATATCCTGACAGACACCCAACATTTTCTGTAATAGGGTCGATACGGATACTAGAAGCGTCATTAATATTAATAAGTTTATGAATACTATTTTCAGCAAAAACAATTAAATCTTCTCGGAAGCCTTTAATTCCTGTTATTTGATCAGATATAGTAACTGCACCAGCTCCTGCACCTGTAAAGTTATCTGGATCATTATATACGCTATAGTAAACAGTATTTAAATTATTTTCTACGCCTGAAGCAATTAAATGGTGGTCATGTATTGTTATATATTTAACGCCGTTAGTACCGTCTACTGTAATTTCATCTGCAAAAAAAGTACGAGTAGTAATATCTCCAGTACCTTCCATTCTAAAAAAGTATGGCTTATTTGCTCCGTCAGCAATAATAAGCTCACCATAGTCAAATGTAGCACCTTCAAAGATTACAAAACTACTTTGTCCTTGACTTGGTCTAGATAAAACAGAGCGTCCCGTAAAAGTTGCGTAGTTATCTCCAGTACTAGAAACACTTGCTCTATTTATCTGTAGCCACGTTATACCATCTATTGAAAAATAAATATTAGTTCCTACACAAACAACAACACCGTCGCTGTATGGTACAATACCTAATATTTTTTGATCCGCTTCTGGTCTTGTTGCGCTTGCACCTCCAAAAGGGCTGAAGCCATTAATTCTTCGGTATCCTCCGTCAGAATCTACTTCAAAATTTACAAGCTCACGAGCAACTCCGGGCTGCGCTAACATTTCAAGCTGATTAAGATTAGTGTTTAATCCTCCTCTGCAAGAAAATCCAAAAGGCTGCGACATTACACAAACCTCATGCGATCATCTTTAAAGTAGTTTGGTGTGGGATTCATAAGGTTTAATTTCATCAACCTTAGTCCACGCCTATAATCATCTAAAGCAAAAGCTGCTGCCTGAGAGTTTTCTTTAAACTGATGAATATAATATCTAGCTCTTGCCTGCAATACGGGCTTATAAAGATCTGGAAAAATAATTGCATCTGAGTAAATAGAAAGCTCAGTAGGTAAACTATAAGCATAAAACCAAATTCTATATACTTTATCAGGAATAGGACTTAAACCAAACTTACGGTTGTCGGGACTTTTAATAACTCTATTAGGAACCCCATAGTTTTGAGTATCTGCATCATCTTGATTCTGAGAAACTCTATAGTAATCTTTCCATTCTTCTGTTGTAGTAAACTTAAGATTTCTAATAGTGTATGGAGCTGTTTCGTCTGTAACACCTACAGTAGTTAATAAAAAATTATCCCAGTCTACATAACCATAATCTGTAGTTAAACTAGAGCTTCCTTCTTTTAAAAGATACCAACGAGTTCCTGCTGTAGTCTCAACATAAACATTTCCATAGTTAGGGTCTGTTTCTCCGCTAAGACCTACAGCAAGAAAAGGCCACTGAGGTTCCTCATTAACAATATCTAAGTAGGCTCTATTTACTGCATCTTTTACATGCTGTTGAACACCAATAGCATTTCCAAAGTTTGCAGACGTAAGAGGCACTTCGTTTAGCTCACGAAGCAGCTCGTTAGTTATTGTTAAATAGTTAGAAGCCATTTTATCTCATTGGTCCTCTAGGCATACGAGGCCTACCGCGTCCTCTTGTTGGTCGTCGAGAAGGTCTGGGTGTTACTGTAGATCTCCTTGGTGTTTGGCGTCCTACAGGCATTCGTGATCCTCCTGAAGGTCTGGGTGTTACTGTAGATTTCTTTGGCGTTCGGCGTATTCCAAGTTCACCTAGTATTCTTTGGTTTTGGATAGGGCTTCCTGTAGTAGGTCTTTGAGGCGCTCGGCGTTCAGGAGCCGTTGGTCGTCGTTGCAGATATTTTGACTCTGGCATTTTTTTTAGTTTTGAAAAGTCTGGAGTTGGACCAGCCATTATTCCTCCTCCCATGTGTTTACCTTGCCGCTTATGTGCTTTACCGCCACACATTTTAGCAGTCCTTTTCTCCATATCTCCGCAGCCGGAATAATTTTTTTTCATTAGCTCTGCTCCATAGAAAAAGTTTTAGAAGTCTCTCTAGCAATTTCTAATTCGGATTTATTGCCAAAGATACGTTCCCAATTATCGTCGTAATTCTTTTTACTATCGCCCGTATAGAAACTACCTGTCATACCAAGAATACGCTTATTATTTCTTTTTCCGCTTTTTAGTACGACTGATTTATTTTCGCTTCCTATTTGAGGCATAGTTTTAAATTCCTAAGAAAAAACAAAGGGGGCCTGTGAAGACCCCCAAAGCTTATTAGTCAACCGTATAGAAGGCTGAAACAAGTGCTTCTGGTCGAAGAACTTTAGCGCCATATACATGAAGACCACGAACAATGTCGCCGAAGCTGTCAGGATCACGGAGAACCTCAGTGCTGGTAATCGTCTGGGCCGTAGCCGTAGAAGAAATATGACCAGCCATAACTTTGCCAGTAGCCGTAGCGGTAGCAGCAATGTTATTAGACTTGTACATATTGAATCCACGAAGCTTGCCAGAAGATACCAAACCGTTTCGGATTGATCCTTGACCTGCGTTGAAGTCTACAGACAGCAGCTTAGAGCCTGACTGTGAGAGTTCTTCGTAGAAAGCGGGACCAGCAATAAACCATCGACCTTCTTCAGGAATGTTTTGCTCATCGAGAAGACGAGCCATACGTGCCATAAGGTCAATAGCGTCAACACCAGTTCCGTCTGAGCCAAGAAGGTCAACAGATGCAGTCGTTTCTGCTACACCGCCAGTACCAGCAGCAGCATCAGCACCAATAACATGGTCTGGGCCAGAAGCAGATACGCCAGCAAACATCTTAGCAAGTACGCCTTGGTCAAAGGCATCACGCAAAGAATAAGCTGCTGAAGACGTAGCAACGTCACGGAAGTTAATGTGAGACATTTGCGTTTCAATGTCATCTACGATGAACCTGAAAGCGTTAGCAATATCAACGACCATAGTGATTTCTTGGTCAGTAAGCTCAGTCTTAGTTACCGTACCACCACGCTGATACTGGTCAACGGTGATTACAGGCTCTTTGATGATACGTACAGTGTCACCATAGCTTGAAATTTCACCAGCATAATCCGTATTAGTGATTGCTTCTACAACAGAAGCCTTACGGAAAAAGTTGAGTACCTGCTTGGAATAAACCTTCGGTAGGAAAAACGAGTTAGTTTGACCAGCATCTGCGTTGTCAAAGTTACTGTTAGTCCCGTCATTAAAAAATTGATCGGATGTATTTGAAGCCATTTAAAATCTCCTTAAGTAGAAAAGATTAGCCGGGACGCACCCTACCTTCAGAAAGAGCTTCACGAATTTCTTCTTCGTACTTGTCAAACTGATCTAGGGACATCTTAGCTATTTCGCTTTCCGTCCAAATACGTGGCTGCTTTGCATCTACACTTGTCGTTTTAGTAGATACCATGTCAGCAGCAGAACCTTGTTCTTGAGGTTCTTTACGTGGACGGCCTCGTTTTTTTGGTGTAGCTTGTCCAGTTTCTAACTTATATAGATCAAGTGCTTTGACTGCTAATGTCACATTATCTGGATTGTTATAGATCCAGTCCTGAATTTGATCGGGCTGTTCTTTAGCCCAGTCATGGAAAGCATCGTCACCACGAATCTCATCAAAGTCCGGGTGTCGTTCTTTCAGAGCTGTCTCAGCTTCACGTTTAGCTATCTCTAGCTCACGTTGTTCAATGGCAGAAAAGCGTTGCCGCATATCTTCCATTTGCTGTTCTGCTCGCATGTGTGCTACAGTTTCTACTGTATCGTACAAATCAGGATATTCTTCTCTAAACCTAGCAAGATCTTCTTCAGACTTAGGAGCTTGATAAGCTGGTACAGCAGCTTGTACTTCTGCTTTTAACTGCTCTTCTCGCTGCCTAAACTCATTAAGTTTAGAATCATAATGTTTCTTTAGATCGTCGTACCTCTTCTTATAGTTAGTTTCGTTAGGAGCCTCTTCCTCTTCTACAGGGGCCGATTTACGGGTAGCCTGTTGCTTAGGTTGTTCATCTTCATCTTCGTAATACAGTGAATCTGCTTTAGGCTTTCGAGGGCCGTCTGGCGTATGCCAAGGCTTTTTCATGTTATACGGATTTGATACTTGCTCCTCTAGTTGTGCTTCGGACATCTACGTTCTCCTTTCTACGGGGCTTGTTTCTTGCAAGGTAGCCAATTTTAAACGTCTTTAAAAATTTGGGGCTTGTCACTACAAGGTAGCCGTACTATTAAATAACACGCGAACCTCTGAGGCTCGGAGACTGGTTTGCATAAAGCATAGATTTTTCAATTGCATTATACGTGGGTTTTTGTTCCTCTTCTTCTAACTTAATATTAGATTCAAGTAACCCACCAGCCTGTCGTGTTGCTCTGCCACCATCAGCCATACGCTCAGCATCATCCATCATTTTCTGAAGGTTGTCTGCGCCTAGCATCGAAGTGGCTTTTTCGGTGATCACAAACTCCCCATCGCTTAGTCGCGCAGGAATAGAATCTGATACACCTGTTCCGGGTCCTTCAACTTTTCCAGACCCAGAAAACTCTGATGCAGTCATAAGGACTTTATCAAAGATATCGCTTAACTTTGGATCTGACTCCAAAGCACTCATTAAATATTCTTGTTCTTCTGATTGTAAGGACTCATCAAAAATAAAGCCCATATACTTTTCTTCCATTTCAGGATCAGGAAGTTGTTCTTTTGATGCGTTTGCCTGTTCTTCAGGGGTGTACGTATCTACAGGCATTGCTTCCATTTCAGGTGGTACAAGCATTGAGCCGCCTTCTTCTCGTTCTTCGCGGCCATAAATTTTAGTTCTTATTTGTCGCTGATCTTCAGGAGAAACAGTTTGTCCGATTGCAGACATTACCAAACTTGGATCAGCCTTTTTAAGATAAACTAAAGAATCGTTTCGGCTTTTTGAATTAGGGTCTTGTATGTCAGTTAATTTATTAATAATAATTGCTTTTTCAGCTTCTTTTTCTTTACCTTCCATAGGCCCTAATAAAGCGCCTTCAGCTTTTTTTGCTCTAGGTCCTAAGTCTGACATATAATCTCCAAAGGCTTCAAAGTCATCATCTGACAAATTATCTTTAAATATTCTTAAGTCTCTTGCATTTAGCGTAGACATATAATCAAAAATCTCATCGTCTTCAAAAGCAAGTAAATTTTCTGCTGCTTCTTTTGGAGACATGCTCTTTAACATACCGCCTGTACTTTCTGCTATCTCAGATGAATACTCATCAGCCAAGCCTATTTTAGCTTTATTTTGAACAGAAAGGTTTTCTAGGATGCTCATGGGCATATCGTCCATAGCATTAGGATCAGAATTAATTTTATTTATAATAATATCTTCAGCTTCTGCGGAGCTTTTAATAGCTTCTCGACGCTCTGCTGCTTTCTTTGGTGCTTCTTTTGCCATAAGCCTTTCGGCAAAATCAATTATTTCATTTGCACCTTTTGATCCTATTTTACCTAATATGCTCATTTACGTTATCCTTCAACTGCTCTAGGCGTTCCAGAGAACTCACTCTCCCCTGACTGCGGTACACTTCCAGTTCCGATGTTGCCCCCACCAGTACCCGTAGCTCCAAGGTCTTGGCCTGCTGGAGGTACTCCTTCAGGGCCTCCCATAGGTCCTTGTTGTTCACCAGCGGGGCCAGCTTCAGGGCCAGTTGCTTGTCCAGCATTTTGCATTCCTATGATCTGTGCCATCAGAGCAGCTTCTTCAGGATCGTTGATCAGTTCATCAGGATCAAGATCTAAGCTATAAGCAAGCTCACTAATTAGCTTGTTCATCTTAATAAACGGAGCAATAGCAGGATTCTGTGCGGTCTGAAGGAACATAGTCAATCGTTGGCTACGTACTTCTTTTTGCATCAAGCTATTAGTTCCAGTCGCCTTAACTTCTAAGTCGCCTTCAACGCCCAGCTTAGAATCAAGGAACTGCATGTTCCATTGAAAATAAGCTTCGCCCATAGGCTTCAAAAGAAAGTCATCTAGGTTCTTGATAACGGTTTTAATATTAAGAGATGCTGCGCCAAGGAGCATGGACATTCCTGAAGCAGTACGGGTCATGCTTTGTACACCCGTTTGACCATGAGAGTAACTTGGAATGCCTGTCTGCTCGTCTGCAAGCTGCCTGAACTTATCAAACATCATCATGTTTTCTTGTGAGGTGTTAGGAAACTTAAGACCGTTGATAGCTTGACCGGGGACACCTGCTTGTCTTCTAAAGATTTTACCCGGATAAATTTCCATTGATTGACCACCTACAAGCGCAGTCTCGTCAACATCAAAAACCAAAGAGCCAGATAACGCCAAGTTGTCTATTGCCATACGAGCATGACCATTCATGATCTTTTGAGAATCATCCATGTTCTCAGCAATCCCAATACCGAAGAAGCTGTAAGGATTGCGCTCGTAAGGAAAGGCATGATAAGGCAGCCTGAAAGGCGTAAAGGGGTTGACTACGGCTCTGAGAAGTTGTCCGTTGCATACCCAAGCATTGACTTGAACCTCGTCAAGGTCGTCTACTTCATCTGGAATATCCATACCCACTTGGCGAGCATACTCAGCATCCATCACGCCCCAGTATTCCAGAACTTCATATTGCCCGGAGCCATAAGCTTCGGACCTATGATCATCCTTTAGCTCTTGTTCGTAGTCCTGCTCTTCGTAGTTAGGACCAAAAGCTAAAGCTTGTCTAATAGCATCTTTGTTAAAATAAGGCATACGTGACAAAGACCGCAGCTTAGTACGGTTCATACGATGCCTATGGAACACATATTCACATTCGCTTATGTTAGTTGCATTAGGGTCAGGGAAAAAGTCCCAAATACTAACAAACTCAATACGAGGCACTCTAACGCTAACTGGAGCGTAATCTCGTACTCCTTCTTCATTTTCCTCCCAGCGATTTAACGTCTTATTAAAATTAAAAGGTCCTTTGATAATACCTGTCCCAAACAAAGCAGATTCAAACAAAGCGTTACGGATTTCACTTGCTCCGTTAGACTCTTCAATTTGATCATGGATTAATTTTTCCATCTTACGCGCTGCTGTCTGGGCAGGCTTTACTTCTAGTGCTTGGGGGTCTGGGCTTGGTCCTTCTTTAAGCTGGGGTTCTGCTGCTTCTTCAATTTCTTGTGTATCAAATTTCTGTGAGCCGTAGGTTGCTCCGGGCTTAAGTACACGCCCGTCACCTTCGTAACCAACATCAAAAGGGTTGTCTCCTTCTTTTTCTTTTGAAATAAAAGGTTGTTCTGAAGTTTCTATTCCGGGGACAGGATTATTAATATCTAGATGTGCGTACTCAGAAACCCCTTCAGGGACTTTTGTTTCTGCAATACCGATAGGAAACTTACCTGCACCAAATATAACGTCTACAAGCTGACCAAAGGCCGCAAGCACTTTAGTCTTTGTGACTTTGACAAATACCCGAGACTTTTCAGATTCTCTGAACCGTACATTCTTTCCATACAGTCCACGATAATTATGATAAGATGTCAGCCACCGCTGTTCATCTAAGTCTCGTGCGCTTTGAGCAGACGCATATCTATCAACAAGAAGACCTACAAAGTTATTCCGCAGAGACTCTTCTAGGGTTAGTTCAAGACCCTGCTCATCTTCTACGGGAGCAAAATAAATTTCATTTGCTGTTAGTGTATTCTCTTCTTCCATTTAGTATCCAAAGTCTGAGTCTGCTGGAGTATAAGACTGTTCTTGTCTAAGTAATCTTAGCTGAGCTAATGGATCATTAACTCTTGGTCTAGACATAATAAGATAACGCAGAGCATCATACGCATGATCTGGCGCATGAGTATCTACGTCTTCGGGGTTAGATTTATCCAAAGGAATCCCTTGAAGCTCACGTATCAGGTTTGGGCAGCTGCTAAATATCTGCAAACGTGGTCTGCCGCTTTGTTGCACTCTAAGGTATTCGTGAATCTGGATCTTACCCTGTATTCTATTTTTATCGGCTCTTCGGAGCTTATGCCCTTGCCTAACAAGGGTTTCGCCTACAGTAGGTCCTGTAGTACCTGTTCTGGCCCATGCTGCGGTATCTAAGACTCCAGACACCGAAAAAGGGTCAGACAACTCCATTTCTGTTATTATAGTGCCTAAATCCTGTCCTGTCAAGCCTTTACGATAAAGTTCTCGATATATAATTAAAGTTCCGTCAGAAGGATCTACAGCGGCCCAGATGCAGGCAGACTCACTAGCATAACCATAGTCAATCCCTTTAACCCTTTCCCAGCCTATTGGTATTTCAAAAGGCGGGATAACGTGTAGATCTAAGTCAAACTCAGTAAAGGCTGCACCCTCGTTAACATCCCAGTTACCTTCTAGGAGCTGCTTACGCTGTGTAGCAGGTAGCGCCTTTAGCATCTGCTCGTAGCGTCCATCTTTAGCTAGGTACGGGTTGTCTTCTAGGCGAGCAGGAATAAACTTACGTGTAAGGCCATCAGCGCCTTTAAAGCTATGATTTGGCTCATTGGGTTCTATGTATCTCTTTTTTACCCAGTGTGCGCCTACGCCACCGGGGTTAGCCGTACATCGCATATAGGGAACTATTTCACTGTCGGTAGTACGTAGACGAGATGCTAAGTAGTTCCAAGGAAACTCAGTAGGTAGGTGAGTTATTTCATCAAACCCTATCCATGAGTAGGCTTGACCCTGATAACGATAAACATCAGCATCCCGTTCAAGGAACCCAAACTCTATTTTAGCCCCTGAAGGGAAGTTCCATAGTTTTTCTACTTCTCGGTACTTACAGCCGGGGAAGGCTCTCGGATATAGTTCTCTGGACTTGTCAATAAGTTCCCGTAGTTCGGGCATTGAACGTCGTATGATCAAAGCCCTATGAGACGCCCTGTGAGCGTATCTGAGCGGATCTACGAGCATAGCGTAGGACTTACCGCCCCCTGCTGCTCCTCCGTACAGAACGTCTGTCTCTGCGGCTGCTAGGAAGTCTTCTTGTGGTCCTTCGTTGGGACTAAAGATAACATTCTTTTCTGATTCTTCTGCTAGGTGCTTATTGACTCCTTCGAGTTCTTCGGGTGTAGTTACTTTAGGAGAAGAAGGATTCTCAAGCTTATCTAGAGTAGTTTTATTCTTTTTTAAGGATTCTTTATAGGCTTTTAATTTATTTTCTGTTTGAGTTATCTTTTTATTTTTTTCTCGAATAACCCTATTAGTTTCTAACTTAGCCTTAGTTTGACTATGATAATTATATCCACGACCTTTTGAGCCTTTAGGTCTGCCGCCCTTAAGCCTTGGTGTGCCATCCTTCTTAAAGATAAAAGAACCATCTTCATCTTTAAGATATTTATCTGGATTAACTTCCC